AGTCAACTGCTCAAACAGACGTGCGCTATTCAGCTTGTTGATGGCATCAGCCAACTGATTGCGAATGTGAAGCATTGGATCTTCACCAGCTGCCAAGATCGCAACGTCATCTACGGCGTAGGCAAAACCACGGTGGATGATCGAAGCAATTTGGGTGCCAGTACCGATCTTTTGAGGAGTTAGGTAACCAGCAGAGCTAGTGCCCCAAGTTGCAGTACCGTCCATGACTTCCTCAGTGGGAGACACGGGGTTGAACTCAGGAACTTGAATGCGAGTACCGCCTTCTCGTGCATCGAGAAGAGCGTTACGAACAACAGCGCCAGACTTGATAAACAAGCTACGCTCTTTAATTGCCTCAGACACATAAGTGCTGAGATTATTCCTCTTGACGATGTCCGCTAGTAGGACACCGCCGGAATAATTCTGAAATGGAGCAGCCATTTCTTATTCAGGGATAATGTTTGCGGAGGGTCAAGTCACGGACTTGAAATGGTGTCCCACGGGGACTACTTTCCGGCCTCTCTCCTGAGCACGGCTGCAAGATCAGGGTCGGTAGCATCCAAAGCCATTTGCTTTGTTAAGTTAATACTACCCTCTAGCCAAGGATTTGCGATGCCTGCGGCACCTGCAGTTCCTGTTGAGGGCTTAGCCCCCATTCCAGCTTGAGTGCTTGGCTTGAAGTGATGTTCGTAGCCAGAACCAGGATTTTTTAGCTTGGCTAAGTAAACGCCTAGGTCTTGTTCAACGCCACCGTCAAGAACTTTAACGCTGCCATCTTCAGACTTCTTAAGACCATTCTGCACTAATTGCAGCATCTGTTGAGCATTGATCGCTCCAGCCTGACTAATTGCAGCCAAAGCAGACGTTTGCATTGCTGCGGTTTCGTTTGAAACCCGAAGCTCTTGTAGTTGACGCTCTAGCTCTGCAATTTGTTGCTGTTTTTCTTGGGCAGTTTTGTTGGCTTCTTCCCAAAGAGGTTTCCACTGACCTTGATCTTCCAGCGTTTTTTGACGCTCTGAACGCATCTTTTCATCAAGAGCGTTCATTTTGTCTTTAATGCGCTGAAATTTACCTTCAGCTTCCTCAGCGCGAGCCTTTTCAGCTTTAATTTGCTGCTCGTAAACAGATGAATCAATAGCAGGAGTTTCAGTCGCAGCCACGGGCTGATCAGGAGTTGCCACGGGCGTCTCCTGGATGACTTGTTCTTCCATTGTGAAAAGTAGATTTACTCTTCTACTTTAGTAGCTTTTGTCTTTTTAGTAGCTTTTGGCTTTGCAGCAGCTTTTGGGGCAGCAGGTGGTGTTGCTGTTCTTTCGGATGCAGGGTCCCAAGAATCAACCATTTCCCACTTGTAGGAGCCATCTGGCTGCAAAACCTTGTCGATTGACTTAGCCATGAAGCTAAATAATTACTGCCCCTTTACTGTACCTCTGATACCTGGTCCTGCGACTCCGCTGATGTGGGCAGGATTTCACCCTGTACCAGCATCTCGCGGAACTCTTCGCGATCAATAATGCTGTCTTGGAACAGCTGAGCCATTGCCGTGATGTCTTGACCAATAAGACGCTGAAGATCGAAGTCACGGCTGATCTTCACTTCAGGTGGCTCAATACCTAGATAATTAGCAGCCAGGTTGTAAGACTTTTGCAAACCTGACTCCAAGTCCATTGAAACCATCGACAACATTGAGTTTGTGTCGATACGGTCTAGGCGTCGTGCGTCAGCCGATTCAGCTACGAATTTTTGTTGGCTAAGCGTGCTGATACCCAACGTCGCCATTTGTTGTTGTAATTCTTGGATTTCCGCAGATTGCGCTTCAAAAGCACTAGCGGCAGGCTCCACGTAATAGACCTTGTTTCCCGGCTGCGTCGCCATCGCATAGTTGACACTAATCGCCATATCCTTAGTCTGATCATCCCAACCCTCAAGCACCAACATCGGTTGTGATGCGATATGCAGGCTATGGATTAGATCAGCTTGACGTTGGAAGTGGGCAAGATTTAGATGAGCAATGTCCAGTAATGGTGGACGACTTGTCATTGTGTCCGTCTTGTTCGCGTATATGGTGACCAGCGGGACTTGATCAAGTGAATACGGCCCAGATTCAATAAGCTCAAACTCCGACGTAGCGTCTGATTGGTCAAACGAAGAGGGGTATGGGAAGTTCCCTTGCATCGCTTTCTTTTGCTCTTCTTGCCGATAGACGCGATAACGACCCGGCTCAATGACACGAATCTGGTCATAGACCTTTTCTCCAAACTCACCGTCAGCTACAACAGCTTTTTCGCCAATTCGCACTTGCGTCAGGTTGCCGTAATTGGATTCGCGATCCAAACGCCAGCCATACACTTTGGTTGGATCAACCTCAATCCAATATGGACGACGGTTTAGTGCGCGTTCTTCTGCAAGGCTTCGGGCTTCTGTTGGAGCGGGAAAGTCAACCAACGTATGGCAATGGCCATAGGTCAACGCACAGATCACCAAGCGACGTGCATATTCGTCTAGATCTGAACCGCAACCGTCAACGTCTTTGTTGAAGACATCTGTCCAATATGGATCGCCAACAATATTGATTGGTTTACGCAGAATCAAGCCTGCTGCCGCTCGAATCAAACGTTGGGTATATGGCGTAAAAACAGCACGATTTACACGCGCTAGGTAGGCGGAATAGTCTTCGCGAGGCTCTAATGGAAGGAATGCTTCGCTGTTATCACGTAAATACTCAGTACCGGAGACCACGGCTTTCATAATTTCCCACCCCTTCATTTGATCGATCACCGCTCGGGTGCGAACAAATGGACTATCAACTGATCCTAAATAGGAAGAGCTAACTAGATGGGTTCTGACTGAGCCGGGAACGGAGTAGGTCATGGCACTTTATGCACGATTGATTAGCAACCCCAACGACGACGAGCTGCTTTACCCCGTTCACCAGTCCAACTACGACTTCGGGCGCAGAAAGAACGCTTACGGGCAGCTTCTTCCTTTGTTTTTGGCTTACCTGTGACTGGTGCCTTCAACTTAGAACCGGTTTCCCGGTTGTATTTGGCACGGCCTTTAGCAGTTAAGCCTGCACCTTTACTAGCAGGCAGTTTTTCGCCGCGCCCAACACTAAGGTTGGGGCCACGTTTACGCTTTTTGCGCTCTGCCATTGTCCTAACCCTTATTCAAGGTTGGAAGTAATGGCACCGCTGGTGATGAAGTTGCAGGTGACAACTACGAGTTCACCAACTGTGGATGCAATATCCATACTGGTGATGATTCCGGCAAAACTGACTGAATCAGTACCGCTGGTAGTGCCAGTGGTGAACAGCTCGAACGTAGCGTCTGCAGGGTCTGCAGCCGTAATTGCGTCTTCAATAAATGCTGCTTGACCTGTTGCGTCTGGGTCGTACACCAGTTCAACAGTGCCGGAGCCACTAACTAGGCTGCCAATAAATGCACGAGAAGTGTCACCGTGATCGGTAACGTCTAACGTGTCTTTGGTGATGCTTAGCGTCCAGCTACGGGTTCCAACGATGGTGGCGTTGGAAGATCCAGCAGCGTCAAACTGAACAGCACCTTGTTCACCACGAAGGATGGCCATGGCTGGGCGTAAAAGGTTCTATGCCGTGATTCTACTCTGTCTTAGTCGTCATGGGCAATGAAACGCCCTACTTCTTGCCTTTGGGTTTACGACGTTTGTGCTGATAACTTATCTTTTTTGAACCAGTCTTTTCACGCTTAAATCGTGCTTTCTCTGAGGATGACATCTCTCCTGTTGTCTTAGGCGTCTTTGCGGATACGCGCTTTGATGGTCGGCACGCTGGATAGGCTCTGTCTTCCCCTTTGGAGCGCCCACAAGGCTTTCCGGTCTTTACATCGACCCATTTCTCGTCAAACCAACGGCTAAGACCACCCTTGGCCTTGCTGGTCTTACTTGGTTTTTTTGGCTTTTTTCGTTCCGCCATCACTCACTTTTCGGTAGGTGCCGCCACGCTTCTTATATTCCCGCACCAGCCAAGCATTGGCATAGGCGCTGGGGTATACAGCGAACTTACGCTTTGCAGCTGCTTTGACACGGCTATAAAGCGCCTTATTTGTGGGCTCGTTTCTAGTCGCCACAGGTGCAACGCATTTTTTTAGAGCCCTTCTTCATGCCCTTCTTTTTCTTGGCAGGGGGACGACCCTTTTTTGTGCCGTAAGTTCCAGGGCCTTGGGGCATGATGGGGATCATCTTTGGTCTAGTCTAGCCCTTCGTGCCAATCAACAACAACCTTGAAGTGCCCCAAATGCGGATCTTTTCGCGTGCATGTCGTTACGACTAAGAAAACAGTTGAAGGGCCTTATGAAACTGTGCGTCGCAGGCACTGCACAAGCTGTGATTTTCGCTGGTACACCGCACAAGCACCAGAAGTAAACATTGGCCCGTGCATATCCTGGGCTGGTACTGGCGATCAAGTCAGAGTGACATTGCCGCATCCAGAACACGCTTAATACAACCGATAAGAAGTTGGCCCCATCGTCTCCGGTTTGGCCAAATTAAACTGTTGTAAAACTAAATAACCGAACGCATCAAAGGCGTGGTCAACTCCCAAATTCTTGTTTGGCAGTCCTGTCCCAGGTGCATACGTCAATGTTCGCAACGATTTGATCAGCTGCTTACACCTTGGATGCACTACCGTCCTTCGCGCCCCAGATGCATCCATTAATGCTGTATTTACAGCCGTAATTTTGTCCCTAATTTTCCATGCGGCCCTAGGTGATTGGACCGTAAATCCACTGCGGCGCAAAATTGCGTGGTCCGTTACACCAACTCCACTTGTCTTTCGTGCGCCGCCTGTAGGGTCTGGACAAGCAATAATTCTTCGATCCACACCATATCTACGCGTAACTTCTTCGGCAAAATCCCAGGTTGTTGCACCGCCAGTCAACATAATCTCGTCAAATACATATAACGTCTCGCCATCTTTTACCGCGCAAATACCACTCATTGGATCAACGTTAAAGTCAACCCCTAAGAGCAATGGCTGGATCTTGATGTCTTTGGCTTCTTGAGAGATATTCTCATCACCGAAGCTGATTGCAACAAGACCCGTAAGGTTCTCGAAGCTTGCCTCAAATTCTTGGCGGAATGTTCTCGTGTCGAGCTGGGCGCGTGCTGCCTCAACTTCGTGCTTACTTACATTCCCACCATCAATTGTCGTATAACTCCAGCGTTCCCATAATCCTGTTTCGTCCTCAGGCACATAACACCACAAGTCATAAAACCAACTAGCTGTTCCGTCTGGCGTTGAAATAAATAATGCCCAACCCTCCTTATCCGCTAACGCAGGCCGAATCACTTCAAACCATACGTCCGAACTCATAAAAGCAGCCTCGTCCAGAACTACCCCAGATAAGCTGCGGCCCCTTAGCGCCATTGCGTTCTCTGTTCCCTTCAACTCGATCGTGGATCCGTTGATTAACTCAAGTCGTAGGTCGGTTTCGTTCTTACTCTTGATCCAAACTTGTGGCACAAGCTTCTTTAAGGCTCGCCATGCAATATCCTTTGCCATCCGATACGTCGGAGCACAATAAAAAAATGTCTCCCCAGGTCGATTGATCGCTCCACGTACCAATTCAACGCAAGATAAGTACGATTTGCCGAATCGACGACCTGCTACTAAAACTCTGAAGCGTTTTTCGCACGAAAATACTTGGCCTTGAGCCCATCGAAGCTCAATTGGTGCGGTTTTTTGGCTCATAAATGCCACATTACACAGATTCTTGACCCCTGCCCCCCTTAATCGAAGGCTAGAAGCCTTTCTACCAGTTAAGATCTTGGAAAAGGTCGTATCAAGCATGACTCAAGACGAACGCCGCTCCAATAATGCAAAAGAGGACCGTGTGCGGCGTTTATACCGTCGGCAACTTGAGGGTTTGTCGGCTAGGGCGCTTGTTTATGAGCATGTTGAACGGGAACAGGTCAGCATCAATACCGCTTGGCGCGATTGGGCAGAAGTAAAGCTTCTTGTTGATGAAGACTGGAAGTCTGACCGCGAAAATATGTTGGCGCGGCTTCAGCACATGCGTACCAAACTATTTAATCAGGCGATTAAGAAGGGGCAATTGCAGACCGCAAGCCAGGTGTTGGATTCAATTGGACGGGTTATTGGTGAGTCCACTGAGACTGTCAACATCCAAGCGCCTGATTTGAC